CCTGCAGTTGAATAGACAAAGGCTTCACACTGATCACATCAGCCAGGAATGTTCCATCTACGCTTGCCTGAACCCCGCCACCGGAGTTTATATCCGCAGCTCCGCCACCGGATATACGTTCTTCAATTGCGTGAACCATTCGCACGATGTTATGATCTGTCATGTCAGTCCCTCCTACTTACTTTTCTTATTGTTTGTGTCCTTCTCGATTTCCTCCTCATCCATCAGATTTTCAAAAGCCAGGGTAAGATCCATTTGCGCTTTTCCATTGGTAAAGGTATGAGTATCGCTTTCTATGTAAAACTGTCCATACAGTCCAGAAACTTCATCCTGGACAATAATGGAATAGCCAGAGACCGCCCTGAAATCATTCGGTACTCCAGATACAGATCCAGAATTTTCTACAGAAACCAGTGCTTTTTGTGCTTCTGCTGAAATATCTTCTTTATCGCTCTGTTTCATAACTTTCTGAACCAGGCCATATTTTTGAATGGACTCTGCATCCTCTATCACCTTGATCTGATTTCCTTTACTGTTGGTGATAATTACACGGTTTACCAGGTTCTGCAGAGTGCTTTTATACTCTGTATCAATTAGGTTGTAATCTCCGGTCATCACAGCTCCACACAACGTCCCCTTTTCAATCACACAAAGCTGATTGATATTTTTAATCAGAGGAATGTATTTTGTACCATTCTTTCTGGCTGCTACTGTATAGGCCATCATGATTGCCTTATATGCCTTTTTTCCAAAACACGGTGATTTCACTACAACTCCATTGGTCGGAGCCAGTTCTCCGCAGGGAATATCCAGTTTCTGGCAGATCTGTGTGACAATACTTTCTGGTGTCCCAGAAAAGACCATATTCACATCAGACTGGTTCACGTAAAACAAAAGATCATATGCCAGATAACTTACCGTTTTAGAGCTGCCTTTTTTATCCGCATCAAATATAATCCCGCCGAAAATATTATTTCCTTCATTATCCTGCATGATAATTTCATCCCCAATGTCAATGGACACATTCGGGAATAGAGTATCTTTTTTGTTCTGTGCGATAGTGAAATTGACTTTTCTGGACACCTGGGAAGTATCACCAGACCAAGTGATCTTTTCAATTAGCTGGCTGATATCCTTTCCTCCTGTCAGTAATTTCATTCCTTCCACCGCCTTTATGCAGGAATCGAAAGCACAGTACCCGGATAAATCCAATGCCCGTTCCCGGAACTGCTTTTTCCATGGCTCTTGGCTGCCGCTTCAATCGTTCCGCTATTTGCACCATATATCTTCGTATACTGTGCCCCATTCCCATAATATTTCTTTGCGATCCCCCACAAAGTATCCCCGCTAACCACCGTATGACTTCCACCGGCGCTGGTATTGGGCCGATCTGTAAGACCATTGTCCCTGACCTTTGGTGTGATATTTACCGTGGGAACATTCAAAGTAACATACTCCGAAAAAGACATGGTATAATAAATATCCTCGTCTCCTTCATTTCCAGAATAATTCAGTTCATCCATCAGCATTGCCAGATTGATGTCCATGTCCGTTACAATAACACGAACCACCTTTTTTGATGTTTTCCACTCATCCAGCATGGTGATATAACCTTTCGGTGTATCTTCTGCTCTGCTGCTGAAAGGAGAATTTTCTGATGGGAAGAAGCTGGAAAACTTTGTGCGTTTTAATCCACAGTCTCCCGGAAGATTGACTTCTCCCATTTCCAGCAAAGTTATCGTCTGATTTAACTGTTTTGATGTAATCTCCACCGTTTTAGGGTTAATCGGGAGCTTAATGACTTCGCTCCGATTATCCACACTTAATTCAATGATTCTCTCTTCCATAAGCTCCCTCCTATCCCATATTTACAATTACTTCTACAAATTTCTTTGCTACTTTATCAGCCATCTCATCAATATCATCTTCTGACCGGACATTGATGGTATCTGCAAGTTTGGCAATCTGGACTGTAATGCTTCCGAGGAATCCTCTTGCTCCACCAGACGAAGTGCTGCCCGGTACCTCCATGCTGCTCCTGCTCTCCCTGATCCGGTCGATCAGAGCTGAAAGATGCTGGTCAATATTTGTTAAAACGCCGATGACAGAGGACATTCCTCCACCGTTTCCGGAGGATGCTGCCATACTTCCCTGTACTACGCCACCGAATGCATTGCTGGTCAGAGACACACTTTCCTTGTTTGGAAGTATCCTGGAACCTCGCGGCAGATTTACAAGCTCTGGGCCTTCCTCACCTACCCAGGTAAGTCCACCACGCCAGTTGTTGTCTCCAGCCGCATTCTTTCCAACGCTTCCCGATCCACTGCCTCCAGAACCTGCAATCTTGGCTCCTGTGTTGCTGATCCAGTCCGCTACCTTACCGATAGCCGAACCAATTCCTTCCACAATAGGCTGAACCACGCTCCAGACGCTCTCCAGGATACTCTGAATTCCTGGGAACACGCGCTGAACCACGCTGAAAACAAGCTCGAATACACTAATGCACAAATCCATAATAGGCGAGATCACGCTCCAGGCTGTGGTCAATACAGAACCGATTGCCGGGCCAGCTACCGCGATAACCTCCTGGATGAAGCCCATCCGCTCTCCGATAAAGCCGATCACAGAACTTACTTTCTCACCAATGCCATCGAATATCGTACTGAAAACAGGGGCAAGCGCCACAACAGCCACACCGATAGCCGACACCAGCCCTGCGATAACTGGCGATGCCTGAGAGATCAGGCCACTGATACCAGAAACCACGCTTGAAATCACCGGGAGTATTACTGGAAGCATAGTTGAAACAGTGTTCACAATGCTTCCAATTGCTGGGGCACTGGCTACTGCAGCCTGACCAAGGGAATTTGTTATGCTCTTTCCGAAAGATACAAGTTCCGGTATAGCCGCTGAAAACTTGGAACCCAGGTTTCCGATACCATCAAACGCCTGGTTGACTGCGCCGCTCATAGAAGATGGCAGTGCGCTCACAATTCCGTCTTTCAGGCCCTTGACGATTTCTCCACCAGATTCTTTAATCTTCGGAGCAGCCGCCTTTATACCTGTTTTCACAGCTCCAGGAAGCGCTTTTACGACTCGTCCAACCATCGGAACCGCATTCTTGAACAGGAACGTGCTGGCCGTCTCCACTACAGAGCCCATAGCGCCTTCTACATCACCGCCACTCGCCATAAAGCCAAGCAGATTTTTAACTGCGGACTTCATGGCTCCGAAAGATCCGCTGAATGTGGTCGATGCTTCTCTCGCTGTGGTTCCTGTAACATCCAGTTTTTCCTGGATCACATGGATCGCGTTATACACATCCGCCAGATTATCCAGGTTATACTTAACTCCAGAAATTTTCCCAGCGTCCTTTAACAGACGCTCCATTTCCGACTTCGTACCACCGTAACCAAGTTTCAGGTTATCCAGCATGGTGTAGTTCTGCTTGGCAAAGCCCTGATAAGCGTTCTGGATAGAGCCTATGTCGGTACCGAATTTATTCGCGTTATCTGCCATATCCACCATGGCCTGATCCGCCACTGTGGCCGCTTTTGCCGTATCACCCTTTAAACTGTTCAGCAGCGAAGCTGAAAAGCTGGTGACCTGCTCCATATAATCATTTGCTGATAATCCCGCTGTTTCAAAGGCTTTGTCCGCATTCGCTTTGACTGTATCCGCATCATCCTTGAATAAGGTCTCGACACCGCCACGGCTCTGCTCCAGCTTCGCACCTTCGCTTACTGATGCTCCCACCACTGCAGTAGTGGCCGTGGCCGCTGCGATTGCAACCGGTATAACAACCTTGGTTCCCAGTTCTTTCATTTTTCCGCTGATAGCAGAAATTCCTTTGCCGGTAGCATCCTTGATCTTCACTACCGGCTCGGCAACCTTTTTCCCAAGATCTTTTACACGGCTTTCTACCGCTTTAACTTTCGTTGTGGCCATGTCCTTTACAGCCATGGCCGTCACTACTTTTTTCCGGAGCGGTTCCATTTTGGACTTCAAGCTATTCAGTGCCTTGGTTGCCGGAGTTGCATCCAGCTTTGCCTGGTACTTTTCCTTCCAGGTTTTCTCCATCTCCTCACGGGTTTTCTTAACATCCTCCCGGAAAGAAGTTTGTTCTTTCTTTATGATCCGGAGAGTTGCCGTGACATTATCCTTAATGCTGATACTTCCTATCACACTCATTTGTCACTTGCACCCCCGTTCCCTTCAAAAGCAAACAGCTTTCTTCTTTCCTCTATGGCCGTCTCCATGGAAGCAAAATAAAAGAGCCTTTCCTCCAGGCTCAGATTCAGGATATATTCAGGTGTGATTCCCTTCTGCAGATAAAAGTGCAGGAAATAGGTTTCTCCGTCTCGGCTTATGAGTTTTTTAATTCTTCAACCACAGTGACCTTCTTATTTCCGAGTACACCGGAAAGCTTCATGATCTCTGTAGCGATTTCTGTTATCTCGCTCATTTCAAAGATATTCACCACTTCCGGATATGTCTGGATCAGCCCCTGATTCATCATCTCCTGTGCGACTTCTTTTAAGTTCGGTTCCACAACGGCCAGATAAATCGTATATTTATCTGCCGCATTCGGATCGTTTTCATCTTCGATTTCCGTACACTCTACGATTTCCGGATAATCCAGGTTGCGGATTTTAATATTTTCATCCAGGCTCGGAATATGTAATGTGCGGTATTTTCTGACCTTTTTCTCCTGAAAGCGCTTGATCGCCTTGTTAGTAAAACTCTTAAATACCTCGCTCTTATCTTTATCCATGACTGTTTCCTCCTCTTATGCTGCAATCTGATCCAGATTCTGCAGATCAGACGGTGTGAAGCCGATGCTGGTTTCTTCCTCGACAATTCCGCCTTTTTCCCAGTTGACCACCGGAAGTTCATTGTGCCATACATTGTTAGCTGACCAGCGCTCTGTCTGCCCATTCACGGCATCTGGATCTTTCAGCTTTGCAATAATCTGGCAGCGCACATCCTTGCCTTTCTTCCAGCTTTCCAGGATTGCTTTTGCCCTGGTATAAACTTTTTTTACGGTATAGGAGCCTTCGCCCTTTAACCCGGTAATCTTAGAGTCCACATCAATACCGATCTGGACATCTTCACGATTGGCTGTTACCTTTAACTCGATCTTAGAAAATTCAAAGATTTTCTCTCCATCAATCCAAAGCTCTCCCCAGGTACCGGAAAGAGTTTTGTTGCCTCTGATACTCTCTGCCATTGTCATTCCCTCCTTACATGTTTACTGTCATTTTCAGATCTTCCATGGCATCCACAAATTTCACGTTACTGGTCACAAAGACCTTACTTCCTGTATTTGCTTCAGCCACCGCCGTATCATCCATTTCTGATGTGTCGGTGCCCCGTCCTTCCAGATAATTTCTCTGGGCATCTACATCTACAGATACGGTATTGTCATAACTGCGATCCAGGACATCCCCAAGAAGCTCCTTATGGTAAGAGCTGATGGCTGCCACAAACATCTGCTTGTTGTCATAGTCATTGATGACTTTGCCCACATAATACTTTTCAAATGTATCCCGGATATCATCCATGTAGAGATCCATGCCCTCCACGATCTTGATCTTCCGAAAATCTTCCGTTTTGGTGGCAGTAAAGGAAGTCAGGCTGTTCACACCGCGCCCAATCTTATACTGGCTGCCATCAAAGGTAAGGATCAGTTCGCCTGCATCGATCCGCTCATTCGGATCATCCGGCACTTCTGCCGAAGAAACATCGTTCAGAACATAAAAGGTACTGCTTCTGGAAAGAGACAGTCCAGCAAGGATTCCTGCGATCCGCGCACAGTATTCCGCTGCAGTATGCTTTTTCCCGGTAACAGACGAAGTAATGTTCTCTGTGGTAAAGTTGATAATTCCCTCATGATCTCCCGCATAATGGGGAAGAATCACCTTGAAGGTCTTCTTTTCATCATTGCGGTACTGCTTGATCCAGGCTCCGATCATCGTGGTATCTGCCGCCTTAATTCCAGGGATGCACAGATAATTCCATTTTAAGTCCTTTAACTTCTTCAGAACCGCGTTGTAGCTTTCTACATTGGTGGCCACTCTCATGGCGATCACTTTTGAAGGTGCCCCCTCATAGATCAGCTTCAGATAATTGTAGTTATCCTCCGTCCACTGAGTGAAATCCACATCATCCACTTTGTTGTAAACATTCTGTTCTTCACCTTCCGTGTCATCGTTCAAAATAACCGCCACAATTCCTCTGGCACTGCGCTCAATGGCACTGATACCCTTGGACTGGAAGATAAAGTTAAAATTCGGTAATCCCAGGCCCATGTTTACTCACTCTCCTTTTTCAGTGATACTCCCAGCTCCTCCATCCGGTCATTTGCAACCTTCTGTTCTTCGGAGTGCCGGAAATTGATAGTAAAAATGTAGTGGAGAACGTGATCCACTACATTGATGTCCGCATTCCCGATGGTGATCTTCCTATCACCAAACGAAAGCACCGGACGAATGGCTGCGTCAATTTCAGCAGCTTTAATGAGATAAGCATTATTGCTTTCGCCCTTCTCATGATAGGTAACATCCACCATGACGCTCATGTCCGTGTAAATTCCATCCACAGTTACAGGACTTCCTGGCTTCAAATCCACAAAATACCAGGTTTTAGGCTGTTCCACTCCATGGGCCGGGTCTGTACTTTTGATCTCTTCAAAAAAGACATCTGTGTCCGGATCTATCTTCTTTAAGGCCCAGATCAGCGCGTCTTTTATCTGCAATACTGGATTTTCCATCATTTCTCCTTAAACCAAATCATGCGTATTTAAAAAATCAGTCAACCAGGCCCGCAGGTAATCTGGAAGCTTCCGATCCATTTCCTGCAGAGACACCTCCAACATATGAGCGCCTTTTTTAAAGCCGCCGCCCTTCATGCGATGCCCATACTCCACAGGCTCCGCATATTCCACATTGTTGTAAATCTCAATATAGTAAGTGTCTCCCCGTTTTTCGATAGTTCCCAAGTTCCAGGCATTCCGCAAATGTCCAGTCTGAACCGGAGTCAGTTCTTTTGCTCTTCCAAGTGTCCGCTCCGCAATGTCAATGACCATTTGCTTAAATTCTTCCGGATATTGCTGATCTATAACCTGGGCCAGGTTCTTTTCCCACTCATCCAATCCGTCAAAGGTATATTCGGTACTCATCAGACCACCGGATCATCCAGACGAACTGGAACATTATTGTGGGACGGCTGCCGTTCAGCAGCTCCAGCCAGAGCTTCTATAACTTTTCCAAGCCGGGAAATTACCAGGAAATCATTTTCCAGGATGTCGATCTCCGGCCTTACAAAAAGGCTGTAGGAAGTATCTACAGATGCCGTGGAGCTGCTCTGGGCCAACGCTCCGCCGCTGTGGGAAGATAGCGCACATGGAACATCCTGATACATCATCTTCCCTTCCGTACCGCTTTTAAAAACACTTTCACCAGATGGTAAAGTATCTTTAAAAGGTCGGTAAACGGTCACTGTATCCCAGTAGGTCTCTGCCAGAATATCAGCTTCCTGCATGGTTATCCTTTGGCAAGCGCATTTTCTTATAGTGGTTTAAGGATGTCTCATAATTCTTCATGAAGTCCACCGTGGCGCTCCTGGAAGCGCTTGGATCGCGGTAAGAAATCGTTGTGTCTCCACGGGTGACGGATGATGTTTCTTTTCCTGTGGAGACCAGCAGATCTGCCTTTAACATATCCTCGGCAATCTGGGCTGCAGTTCCTTCCAGGCGTTCCGGAAGATCTTCTCTGCAGCAGTAAATCAGGATCTTATCTACCGCCCGGCGCACATATCTCCTTGCGGAGCTTTCTTCCGTTTCTGCCATTTTCATGTTATCCATGACTTCGGCTACAATCCTGTTTTCCTGTTCACTTGCCATGCAGTCCCTCCTACTTTTTCCTTGCTGTCTGGCTTTTCTCAGCAGTTTCCTGGTTCTGTTTCAGGGCCACTTCAAGCTGATCTTTCGTGCCGTCCAGTTCCTGTTTCAGAGTGGCATTTTCTTTCAGGGCCACCTCAAGCTGGTCTTTCGCACCGTCCAGTTCCTGTTTCAGCGCAGCGTTCTGGCTTCTGGCCGCCGCCAGTTCCTCCTTCAGTTCCTTTTCCGCTGCAGGTGCTTCGTTTTCCAGAGTCGCTTTCTTTGCGGCCCCTTCTCTGACAAATCCCTGGCTTTCCAATGCCAGCGCTACAACTTCAGACTCTGTCTGTTTTACTACATTGTCACGTCTTAAAGTAATCATCCCGTATCTCCTCCTATGACAGTTCTTCCTTTACGTTGGTAAAGCAGGTCTTGATCTGCTGATCCGGAATCCAGATATCATGGTACTTGCGGTAATCCATCGCGTAAGCTCTTGCCTTCTGGTTTGTCTCCGGATCAAAGATTCTCATCTTATCTGTCTTAGACACCGCAACAGGGGCTTTTCTCGGTGTGATGATCCAGTTAATGTTCTTGCTGGATGCCGTTGCTGCAAATCCACCATCTTCCTGTCCGCTGGTTTTTCCATCTTTGAACAGATATTCAGTCTTCATTCTCTCTGAACCAACCGAAATCAGTGGATGCTGTCCATCCAGGCTCCTAACCTTAAAGCTTACATCTCCCTGCTTAAAATCTGTTACATCCAGTTTTTTGGACAGCTTATCACTCATGGAGAGGATCGCTGCCACCATGCGGCTGATGGTAATTACCAGCGGAGTATTATCTCCAACGATTTCCTGAACCGTTGCAATGTCGTAGTAAAGTTTCTGCAGAATGGTATCCTCCGCCGGTACATATCCGCCAGATGCTGTCTTTGCCTTGATGCAGGCCGCCGCGATCGTGCTGTAACGGTAAGCATCAATCTCCGGGATCACTTTGGTTCTCTGGAATTCTCCCATTACAGTAGCCGCAGTCAGTGCAAAGTTGGTCTCATCTACGGCATTCTCATCAAAGCTGAAGGAACGTCCTCTGTCCTGGGTCATTGTTTTGGTCTGGTACTTGAAGTTTACTCCACCGGCTACAAAACCGTTCTGTCGATCATAATCAGCCAGGCCGTCCATGGAAAGCTCCGGGATCTTGACCTCTGATCCTCCGTTATATTTCACCAGGCTGGAATTGACTTCCATCCATCCGGAAGTAGCCTGCTCTACTGCGGCCTTATCCAGTTCACTCTGAATGACCGCTGCTGTCTGAATTGTATTTACGCTCATGTCTCATATCCTCCTTATAATCCTCTGATGTTTCTTGCAATCTGATCTCTTAACATATTTTCTGCGCTTGCCGCATTGCCAAGGCCCGCCGGAGTCTTTCCGCGAAGTCTGGATTCCACCGCTGCCTGAAGGCTTCCCTTGAAGGTATCTGTTAATTTTGACAGACTCTTTTCCATGGCCTCCTCACTGGTATAATCCAGCAGTTCAGCCAGGCCGACCGGATAACCATCTTTTTCCAGGGATGCCGTTGCCTTTTTCTGCAGATCACTCTTTAAGAGCTTCGCCTGCAGTTCTGCGATCTGCTCGTCTTTCTTTTTCTGTTCCTCGGCAGCCTTTTCCTCCGGGCTTAACTTGGCCTGTCTCTTTGCTTCTTCTGCCTGAGCTTCCCAGTCCTGCTTTGCTTTTTCAATGGCTGCATCCATATCTGCCTGGCTGAAGGATTTCTCCTCCGTTTTACCTGCAGGCGGCTCTGTTCCTTTTTCAGCAGCCTTTTCTTCTGCTCCAGGTTCCTTTTTCTCCTGCTTGGCACCGAAAAGACCGTCAAGAAATTCCTTAAAGGCAGATGCTTTCTCCTGGTTTCCGGTTTCCGCACCTGCGGCCTGTCCCGCCGCTCCCGTAGATGTTCCTGCCGATGTAGTTGCTGCGGTTTCAGTTGTCTGAGTGCTGGTGGTCATTTCTCCATCCATTTTCATGTCCTCCTTGAATTTTTGTATAACAAAAACACCCTCTAACGCTGGTTAAAAGGTGTTTAAGCTCCATTTAAATGTAATTTTTTGTAATTTAATAGGCACCCCTTCGGGTGCCCATCATGCTTTCTTTTTCTGCATATCTCTGCAAAAATCCTCTTTGTAGTTGTTTGTTCCCAGAGCCGATTGCCTTATAACCGCTCCCGGTATCCCATCCGGATATGTATCACATTTTGCATAGCCATGATATCTGGTGCATGAGTTACAGGCGCTGTCAAATGCCTTTGGTGCTTCCCACCACCGTCTATCAGAATATGGTTTCTTTTCCATTACAACTCCTCCATGTAGATTGTATGTCCATCAACTCTGGTAACAATAAATGATGAGCCACGCTCAAAAAGAATTTCCTTCTCTGTCGAATTGTACTTTCGTATATCTCGACCATTCTTTGACTGAATTACATACTGTATTTGGAAACTATCATCATATACCTCGGTTGAAGATGATAAATACTCATTAAAGATCTTCAGTTCTCCCGGAACATAAGATTCAACAAACTCATCCACATCCAGAATTCCGAAATCTGAAAGCGACCGTTTTACCGTTCCCTCATACTTCGGCATCTTCTGAAGTGCGGAATCCATTGCCTTTATGTACTGTTCTTCCTGCTTCGTCAGTTTTTCTCCCCTGCGGAGCTTGTCATTCCAAACGTAAGAAGAACTGCTTATGTAACTATTCATAGCATGTTGCTCCGCGTCTGTCAACGGTTCCGCAGGCTCTTTTGCCTTTTCTTTTACATAGCGTTTTTTCCATTCTTCAAACTTTGGATTGTCTTTCAATTGGTTAGCGCCGTCCTTCAGTGCAAACATATCAATCCGTGGCTTTGCTCTGGTAGTACATTTACAGTTCGGGTGAATCGGTGGCAGATTGACTCCCGCCTCGGCCTCAGATAACTTAAATGCCTGACCATTTAAAGCCTGGCATATCTCACAGCCACCTCCCAAGAAAATGTATTCCTCAATTCCAAGCTCCTGATAGGACTGTATCTGGCCTTGATTAGAAAAGTAACTGCTTTCTGTTCTCACCAGGCGCTCCGCATTTTTACGCCCCCGGTGCATCACATCATCTATGGATTTTGCCATTTTCTGGACGCTGGCCCCGGACATGAAGCCCATGGTCAGTTCCCTTCTGGCAAGAGCCGCCAGCTTATCCGTATCCTCCCACAGCGCCTGGGAATAATTTTTGCCTGACCACGGAAACTCCAGAATACGCTTCAGCATCTTCTCATCAACCTTCGCCACCGTAAAGCCTACTCCCATGATGCTCTGAATATCATAGCAGCTACGGTAATAATTGGTTTTAAACATATCGCCAAGAAGATCTGTCAGCTTTGTTTCTGTATCCCCGGCCAGGTTTATCATCTGCAGATAAATCTGCGAAAGAAGCTGCTCTTTTCTGCTGATCCTGGACTTGGCAGACAGCGTATTTAACTCCAGCAGCGTCCTGGAATCCGTCTGGGCCTCAGCCACATACTTATCCATGCTCTTTCTCCAGCGGCTGTATTCCTCGCCGGACAGGAGCTTTTCCGCTTCCGCGTTATCCAGTTTGTTATCCTGGGCATACTTCTGGAACATGGCATTGATCTCATTTTCCAGTTGGTTGGCCGTCTCATCATAAAGATCCATGATATCCCTGGCATAGGTGTCGGTTTCCTTGGCATTTCTCAGAACCCTTTCCTTGGCCCGTTCAATCCATTCATTCCGTTCTTTCTGACTCATCTACGCCCTCCGCAGCCTTTCCGGCAGTCATGCCGTTCTGCTGGCTCTCAAATGCTTTGGCAAAATTCTCATAGGTGCCGAATTCGTCAACATCCTTGGTTTTTTCTTCCTCCAGCTTTTCCATCTCATCATGGACGTTTTCCACCCATGGCAGCATCTGCAGCCTTGACTCCGTGGAAAGCAGTCCGGAGAGCTGCGTTGCGATCTGTGTCAGTTCCAGATTGTTTTCCGGTTTGTTCCTGCGGAATTTCGGAGTGATGTCCTTATAATCATAATGGCCACCCTTAATATTCAGGATATTGGTAATCAGCTCGATCCGGCGCTGCAGCCCCTTTTTGAACTTCCGCTCTTTCATGGCACATAACTGTTCCAAGCCCCAGAGCTTATAAGCGATTGCTACTCCAGAAAGGTTCCCGCCAAACGACTCATCACACAAATGTGGAACATGGGACATGGTATGGATATCCTCCCGCAGCCGGTTCTTAAAATTCTCCATTGCGGTATCATCCACCTGCTTCAGCAGCCACTGGACATCTCCTCCATCATCCAGAATGATCGCACCCTTTTCCTTCATGTCCCGAACATCATCACTGCTCACATCTCCCAGCTTCAGGATCTTTAAAATAGCATCATCGTTGTACTGGAAGTAATTCGCCGTATTGCTCTGGGCCTTATTGTAGGCATCAATCTCCGTGATAACGCCCTCAAAATCTCCCCGGCGCTCCTCATTATTGATGTACTCCACAAAGGGGACATCCTGCCAGTAATGATCTTCAATCGCCTCCAGGTTCAAGTACCCGTTATTGAATGACCGGAACCGGAGAACCTGGTACGCATTCCAGAACTCCACCTTCAAGATCACATTCTTATCTTTATCGACAGACCGGACGCTCCTGATCGCCGCCATAGGCTGGGCATGGCCGCTGTCACTCTCATAAATCATAATCAGATCAGACGGTGCCACCTTTGCAAAACGGATCTGCGCGTCCTCATCAAGATATAGCATTTCAAAGCAGCTCCCACAGATGCTGCACTGTTTAGCCAGCTCCATGTTATGATCCTGCTCATCGTTATAATCAAAAATATCCTGCACCGTCTGCAGATAAGCATCATCCTGGGAGTTATAGACAACCGGCTGCCCAACAAAATAACTGGTTGCCGTATCCGTGATGTACTTCGCCATGTTATTAACCAGACGGTTGTTCGGTGCTGTACTGTCTTTCTTGGTCTCTGAAAGAATTCGGTGCTGCCCCACGTAGTAATCAGTCAACATCCCATATTTCAGATCCATCAGGTTTTCATCTATGATCTCCCGAATATCTTTTTCTGTCAGGCTTTCTGCAGAAGCCCTGTCCATATAAATAACCGGCATAATATACCGCCTCCTTTACAATCCAGCCGCTCTCCTGTCCATGATCCGGAACCGCTTGCTTTTCTTGGCGATTGTCCGGCAGCCTTCCAGGGCATCCGGGCCATCATCGTGAGCGCCCATCGGAAAGTGGAACATCTGTTCCAGGAGCCGTTTATGCTTTTTGTTGAATTTGATATAGTGGTTCTTTACATCTGGCTGCATGGTCTGAATTCTCATGGTCTTATCGCTGGTCTGCGGTACTTCCTCAATCGGGAGATACAGACCGGCCCTGGCGGATGCCTTGGCCAGTTCCTCTTTTAAAAACCACTGGAACTGTACAGTCTCGGCACCGAACTTTTTATAGCCCCGTCCAAAATCGCGCTTCAGCCAGCGTTCTTTCTCCAGGATATCCGTGATGATACGATCCGGGTGCCTCCGTTCAATATCCGCATCCAGTACATACATGTAACCAGTAACCTTGCTTTTCGCCAGTGTGATGATCGCAGAAAAGTCGCTTTTCTTGGTTTTTCCAAGGGAAGGATCGACAAAGCCAAAGAACTGAAAATCCTTGTCCTTGAAGTCCATTTCTGCTTCGTTGTAGTAGTCGAACCATTCCTCGTTGAAAACACAGTCTTCCGGGTTGATCGGTTCATTCTGTTCCTCAGAGTTAAAGGAGGCCTCACCCTCTGTCACCTTCATGACCATCAGGTCATAGTAAGAAAGCTTTTCCTCCCAGAGAACTTCTGTCCCGGCCAGCATCTTTTCCCGGTGTGCCTCAAAGAACTTTCGCGCATTTTCCTCATGGTCTTCATCAGACAGGTCAGTGAAGATATTTTCCCACTCCTGCCATAGGTCTGCCTCCGGCGAAAATGATATAACTGCCCGGTACTTAATCGCCTTGTATCCAGGGTTTTTAAGAGTATTTGCTAATAAGCTGTCATAATGGAGCAGGGTTCCGATGTAGACAATATCTGTATAATCATCACCGGCCTTAGAAACCGCTTTTTTAAACCAGCTATCCAACTTTGCTCTTTGCTCCGGTGTCCGGACATTTTCATCATTCTCAATATCATCCAGGATCAGCAGATCCGGTCTCCAGTTCCGGTGCTTCCTGCCTCGGATCTTCTTGCCGGAGCCAATCGCCTCCACCTTGATATTGGTGCTGGTCACCAGAACATTGCTCCTCCAGACTTTT